ACGACCGCCAGCGATCTTTTTTCTGTCCCGCTACCGCTCGGTAACGTTACGTAGGCAGGTGCGGCGATGACCAAATCGTGCGCGGTCTGCGGGAAGTCGTTCGACGCGCAGCGCCCGACGGCGAAGTACTGCGGCGGAACGTGCCGGACTCGGGCGTCTCGCGCGGGTGGTCCGCCGGCCGTTGCGCCGTCCCCGGTCGTCGTGCGGATCGTTGACGACATGCTCGGTTCGCCGCTCCCGCTCGTCGCCGCTGCGGAGCGTGAGCTTGCGGCGGCCGGACGCATGGACACGATGCTCGGCCAAGCGACGCTCGAACTGGCTCGCCGGATCTCGTCCCCGATGGAGTCCGGCGCCTCGGTGGCGTCCCTGATGAAGCAACTGCGAGAGACGATGGCCGACGCGCTCAAGGGCGCTGCGATCGCCGCGGATCCTCTAGACGAACTGAGGGCCCTCCGTGATGCCAAGCGTGCTGGTTGAGCCTGCCTACCACACGGCGCCGGGCTACGCGAAGACGCTTGGCCCTGAGGTCGGGCGTCTGAACGACCTGATCGGCTTCGGGCCCGACGCGGAGCAGCAACTGTGCCTCGATGATGCGTTCGCGCTCAACGCCTACGGGAAGTCTGCGGCGTTCGAGCTCGCGGTCATCGCCTGCCGCCAGAACCTCAAGACCGGCCTCCTCAAGCAGATGGTCATCGGCTGGTTGTTCGTCACGGACGAGCGCCTGATCGTCTGGTCCGCGCACGAGTTCCGCACGGCGCAGGAGGCGTTCCGTGACGTCGAGAACCTGATCATGTCGTCCCCGATGCTCGCTCGCCGGGTTGCGCAGATCCACCGCGGCAACGGCGACGAGGCGATCGAGCTCGTCGGCGGCCAGCGGCTCATCTTCAAGGCGCGCACGAAGGGCGGTGGTCGCGGTCTGACGGGCTCGAAGGTCGTCCTCGACGAGGCATACGCGCTGAACCCGTCGCACATGGGCGCACTGCTCCCGACGCTCTCCGCTGTCCCGGACCCGCAGGTCGTCTACGCGTCCTCGGCCGGCCAGGCTGACTCCCTGGTCCTCCGTGGCGTCCGTGATCGAGGTCGGATCGGTGACCCACGCATGGCCTACGCGGAGTGGTGCGCGCCGCAGGGCGGGTGCCTCACGACAGGCTGTGACCATGCGCTCACGGCTGTGGGCTGCGCGCTGGACGACGTCGAGAACTGGCACAAGGCGAACCCGACTCTCGGCAAGCGGATCTCGGTCGAGTATGTCGCGAGCGAGCGCCGTGGGATGGCGGCGATTCCCGAGGAGTTCGCACGCGAGCGACTTGGCTGGTGGGACGAGCCATCCGGCGAGGCGGTCATCTCTCCGGAGTCGTGGGCGTCGTGCCTGGATCTCGACTCGCAGATCGTCTCGTCGCCGTCGTTCGCCCTGGACGTGTCCCCGACGCGCACGTGGTCGGCGATCGCGGTCGCTGGCCTCCGGGCAGATGGCCTCCCGCACGTCGAGATCACCTCGACGGAGGACGGGTACATCGACCACCGACCGGGCACTGACTGGGTCGTGCCACGGCTCGCGTCGATGGCGCAGCGGAATCCGGGCATGAAGGTGACGATCGCGGCCGGGTCGGCTGCGGAGTCCCTTGTCCCGGCGCTCACTGCTGCGGGCGTCGAGGTCGAGACGGTCAAGGGCATCGAGATCGCCGCGGCGTGCGGCCTGTTCTACGACCTGGCGACGACGCGCGGCCTGCGCCAGATCGGCCAGCTCGAACTCACGACGTCGCTCGCGACGGCACGAAAGAACGTGGACGAGGGCGAGCAGGCGTGGCGCTGGGGTCGCCGGCGCAGCGCGTCCGACATCACGCCGCTGTACGCCGGGACGCTCGCCCTGTGGATGTCACGTCAATCCGTCATTCTGCCCGACTGCTGGTGAGGAGGCTCGCCTTGCGCGCTCACGTCCGTACCGCCCTCGCTGCCGTTAAGCGTGGCATCCAGAGCCCAACCCGGCGCGTTGCCGCACGCTCGGCGCTCACCACGTTCATGGAGCTGATCGGGGTCGCGTCGATCGCGTTCGGCTGCGGCCAGATCCTGCCCGCGTTGGGTTACATCGCCGCCGGCATCGGCCTGATCGCGATGGGGTGGTTCCTCGCATGAGCATGTTCAACCGTGAGCACCGGTCCAACCCGTTCCCCGAGCCGATCATCCCTGCCTTCCCGGGCATGGGTACGTTCGGTGGCGGACGGGCGCCGTCGATCACCTCGGCCATGCAGATGGATGCCGTCTGGGCGTGCGTGACGCTGCTCTCGAACGTCGTGTCGATGCTGACGCTCGAGGCGTTCACGAAGCGCGGTGGCTCGCGCTTCCCGATCCCGGATCCGCCGTTTCTGCGCCACCCGAGCGACGATGCGTCGATCACCGAGTGGATCTACATGGTGATGGTGAGCCTGCTCCTGCGGGGCAACGCCTACGGCATCATCGTGGCGAAGGACGCGTTCGGCCGGCCGACGCAGATCGAACTCCAGTCGCCCGACTCGGTGCGCCTCGAAAAGGTCGACGGCGTCCCCACCTACTACGTCAACGGCAAGGTCGTCGAGAAGGCGAGGATCTTCCACATTCGGGCGTTCCGGATGCCGGGATCTCCTCTCGGCCTCTCGCCGATCGCGTTCGCTGCGGCGAAGATCCACACGGACTCGGCGGCTGGCGACTTCGGCCTCGGCTTCTTCAACGCCGGCGGTCACCCGTCGTCGATCCTGTCGTCCGACGTCGCGTTCAACGCGGACCAGGCGAAGAAGGTCAAGGACAGTTTCCTCGCCGCGGTCAAGGGCCGCGAGCCTGCGGTCCTGAGCGGCGGCCTGAAGTACCACCCGATCCAGGTCAGCCCGAACGACAGTCAGTTCCTCGAGACGCAGAAGTTCTCCGGCGTGGGGATCGCTCGCCTCTTCCACGTGCCGCCGAACATGGTCGCGATGTCCACGGGCGACTCGATGACCTACAGCAACGACAGCGCCCGCACGGTGGATTTCTTAACGTTCTCGGTGCAGCACTGGCTCACCCTGCTGGAGTCCGCCCTGGAGCCCATCCTGGCGGGCCAGCAGCACTTCCGGTTCGACGTGAGCGTCCTGCTCCGCACGGACATGGAGACGCTCGTCAAGACGGGCGCGATCGCGATCGCCTCGAAGCAGTTGACGCCGGACGAGGTTCGCGCGATGCAGGACCGACCGCCGCTCACGCCCGAGCAACTCGCCCTCATGGACCTGGTGCCGCTCACCGTCACCCCCGCAGGGATGCCGCGCGCGCACCCCGTCACCCCTGACCCGGCGCCCACCGAAGGAGCAGCAGCATGAAGACTTTCGAGCGGCGCATGACGGCCAGCGGGCTGGAGGTGCGCGAGTCGTCTGATGCCCTGACCCTGACTGGGTACGCGAGCACCTTCAACTCGCCCTACGACATGGGCTGGTACACCGAGAGCGTCGACCCGGGCGCGTTCAAGCGCACCCTGGGCCAGACGCCGGACGTGCGCCTCCTCATCAACCACGCCGGCCTCCCGCTGGCGCGCACGACGTCGGGAACGCTGACCCTGGACACGGACTCACTCGGGCTGCGCATCTCGGCAGAACTCGACCCGGCCGACCCGGACGTGGCCGCACTGGCGCCGAAGATGCGCCGGGGTGACCTGAGCCAGATGTCGTTCGCCTTCCGCGTGATGGGCGACGACGGCGACGCGTGGTCGAAGGACTGGACCGAGCGGACCCTGCTCGGCCTCGACCTCAACGACGGCGACGTGTCCGTGGTGACCTACCCGGCGAACCCGGGAGCGACCGCGGCCCTGCGCGATGGCGGCCACGTGCCGGCCGATGCCCTGGCATCCGTGCTGCGCTCGCTCGATGCCCGCGCTGCTGCTGGCGCGGACATCGCCAGCGTGCTCAAGCGCGCGCTCGACCACTTCTCTGACGCCGAGATCATCGACGCCCAGATCCCGGACGACATCGAGTCGTCCGAGGTCGATGACGCGGTTCGCGCCGCGCTCGCCGACCGTGAACGCCGTATGCGCCTTCTGCGCATCGCGGGCTGAACGACCGCACGAACCGCACCACCCGCACCACCCCGACCCCCTGACATACCGGCTCACCGGACCTGCCTGACGGCGGCTGCGGTGCCCTGCTGTGCCTGCGGAGAGGTCAACCGACCCTTCTTCACACAGGAGCACACCCCGCATGGATCTCATCAAGCAGATGCGCGAGCGCCGCGCCGCCGTCAAGGCCCGTCTCGACGCCCTTGGGGCCGAGGCGCGCGCCCTGACCGACGTCGAGAACACCGAGTTCGACGCCGGTCTCGACGAGCTGCGCTCGTTCGACGAGCGCATCACCGAACTGCAGGCCGCTGAGGCGCGGTCGGCTCTCGCCAGCGCGCTGCACGTCGAGCTCGGCACCGGCGGCTCGTCCGCCGTCGTCACCGAGCCCAACCCGGTCTACCGCCGGAACAGCGCGGAGACGTCCTTCTTCAAGGACACCTTCAACGCCCAGAACAAGGGCGACCAGGACGCTCGCGGGCGCCTCGCGGCCTCGCAGGAGACCCGCGCCGGGGACCTGACCACGGTCGCGGGCGCGGGTGGCCAGTTCGCCCCGCCGCTGTGGATCACGCAGGACTTCGTGGAGCTCGCCCGCGCGAGCCGCGTGACTGCGGACCTGATGAACCACGACGTCCTGCCCGAGGGCGTGTCGAGCATCAACCTGCCGACCGTCACCGGCGGTACGGCCGTCGGTGTCCAGGCGACCCAGAACACGGGCGTGCAGGACACGGCGGCCACGACCGGTTCGGTGTCCTCGGGCATCACCACCATCGCTGGTCAGCAGATCGTGTCGAACCAGCTGCTCAAGCAGAGCGGCATCCCGTTCGACCGCCTGATCCTGGGCGACCTCGCGCGGGACTACGCGGGCAAGCTCAACGTGCAGGTCATCTCGGGCTCGGGCGCGGGTGGCAACCTGCGCGGCCTGCTCAACGGTGCGGGTGTCGGCGCGACGACCTACACCACGATCAGCCCGAAGGTCACGGACGGCGCCACGCCGGCCAACTCCTTCTACAACAAGATCATCTCGGCGATCGCGAACGTCTCGACCAACCGGTTCCTGCCGCCGACCGCGATCGTCATGACCCCGATCCGCTGGGGATGGCTCGTCGAGGCGCTGGACTCCACCGGCCGGCCGCTCATCACGATCAACACGCCGTCGTTCAACGCAGTGGGCTCGGCCGACGCGCACCCGGTCGCTCAGGGCCCGGTCGGCTCGATCGCTGGCCTGCCGGTCTACCTCGACGCGCTCATCCCGCAGAACCTCGGCGCGGGCGCCAACGAGGACCGCGTGTTCGTCATCCGGCAGGACGACTGCTGGCTCTACGAGTCCGCGATCGAGTCGGCCTCGTTCGACGCGACCTACGCGTCGCAGATGTCGATCCTGTTCCGCGTGAGCGGCTACAGCGCGTTCATCCCCGACCGGTACGGCAAGTCCGTGAACGTCATCGCGGGCACCGGCCTGATCGTCCCGTCTCTCTGATTCACCTGGCTGGGGGCGTCTTCGGGCGCCCCCGGCTGGCTCTACCGAAAGGACCGCCGCATGAACACCGAGTCGTACATCGAGGGCCTGCGCGCCGAACTGGCTGCCGCTGTCCAGAACGCCGACAAGGTCTCGCAGAAGGCCGTGAAGGCCGAGCTCGACCGCGTGACCGCGTCTCCCGTCGAGACGGCCACCGCGCCGGACGACGCCGAGAAGCGGTAACCCATGGTCGCGCAGATCGTCACCCTGGCCGAGACGAAGACGTTCCTCAACATCACGACGACGGCCTTCGATGTCCAGGTGGGGACGTTCATCGACGCGGCCTCGGAGATGATCGTGCGCCGCATCGGACCGGTGGCAGGCTCGCCGACCTACGACGAGTGGTACTCGGGCGGTGCGGCGCAGATCCTGTTGCGTCACTCCCCGGTCCAGTCGGTCACGTCCGTGACGGAGTCGTTCGGCCCGATCGCCTACACCCTCACCCCGCAGGTTCTCGACGCCGGGGCGATCGGCGCCTACGGGTACAGCCTGGACGTCCCCGCCGGGCTACTCACACGCCGGGTGTCCGGGATCGCCGCCCCGTTCGCGAGCGGCGTGCAGAACGTCCACGTGGTCTACGTCGCGGGCTACGCCACGCCGCCGGCGGACCTCGTGCTCGCGTGCAAACTGCTTCTCCAGCACATGTGGGTCACCCAGCGCGGCGGGAGCAAGCGACCCGGCCAGGGTGGCGACGACGAGTGGACCCCTGACCAACTCCGGGCGTTCCCTCCGCGCGTCGAGCAGATCATGGCCAACCACTACGTCCCGGGCATCGCATGACTACCTCCGCGGTCCCGGGCGCTATGCGGGCCATCGTCGCGGCACTCAAGGCCAACCTGCCCACCGACACGGTGGTCATCGCGGGCCAGGGCGCCACGGACTCCCCGGACATGCGCTACGTGCTCGTCGGCGTCGAGGACGCGGACGACACGTCCTACTCCCGGGCGGTCACCGGCTCCCAGTCGTGGGCGCAACTAGGTGGGATGCGCCGGGACGAGGTCTTCACGATCCATTGCGTCGCGGTCGCCTGGAACGGCGACGAGGACTCGCTGGCGGCGATGGACTCCGCGTTCGCGCTCATGGGCGCCATCGAGGCCGCTCTCGTCGCCGATCCATCCCTCGGCGGCGCGCTGCTCTGGGCGCCGGGCATCACCACGTTCGGCATGAAGTGGACCCAGGACAACCAGGGTGCCGCCGCCCACATCCCTTTCGACGTCGAGTGCAAGACCCGGATCTAGGAGCCCCCCATGGCGCAGTTCAAGAACATCAGCGGCCAGGACCGCGACCTCTCCCTTCCTGACTGGTACGAGCCGCGGCGCGTGCTCGCGGGTGACGTCGTCGAGATCGCCGACGACGTCGCCAAGAAGTACGACCTCGATCAGCCCGGCGTCTGGGAGCCCCTCGACGTCGTCACCACCAGCAAGGGGAAGTGACCATGGGTGTCGGAAGCGGCCTCGGCGGCCAGTTCGGATTCAAGGCAGAGACCGTCTACGGGACCCCGGTCACCGTGACCACGTTCCTGCCCGTGACGAAGGTCGGCATGAAGCGCCGCCCGAACCACGCGCAGGGCACCGGCCTCGCAGCCGGCCGCCTGGTCGCGCTCGACTCGCAGTACGTCGCGACCACCCGTGACGCGGCCGGGACCTTCGAGCTCGAGGTTCAGTCCAACGGGTTCGGCCAACTGCTCCAGGCGCTCATGGGGACGACTGTCGTCCCCGTGCAGCAGGGCGCCACAGCGGCGTACCTCCAGACGCACACCCTGGCCGACGTCAAGGGCAAGTCCCTGACGCTCCAGGTCGGCGTGCCGTCCACGAACGGGACCTCGAACCCGTTCACGTTCCAGGGTTGCAAGATCCAGGAGGCGGACTTCTCGTTCGACGTCCGGGCCACCACGCCCGTCATCTCCTCGTGGACGATCGACGCCCAGGATGTCACCGAGGCACCCGCGCTCGCCGCGGCGTCCTATGTCGCAGCCCTGCGCCCGTTCGTCGGCACGGACGTCACGATCAAGGTCGGCACGTTCGGCGCGGAGGCTGCCGTCACGGGCGTGACCAAGGTCGACGTCAAGATCCCGCGACCGCTCTACACGACCGGGTTCTACTTCGGCGCCGCTGGCCTCAAGGCTGAGCCGACGACGAACGCGTTCGCGGCGATCACGGGCACGATCACGGCGGACTTCGTCGACAAGACGCTCTGGGCGGACCGGTTCGCGTCCGAGGCGACGTTCTCCCTCGTGATCGAGGCGAAGGGCGCGCTCATCGAGGGCGCGTACTTCCAGACGTTCCGCATCACCCTGCCCGGGTGCCGCCTCGACGGCGACACCCCGGTCCTGGACGGCCCCGACGTCGTCAACGGCGCCTTCCCGTTCACGTACCGCTCGGACGGCACGAACGCGCCCAAGATCGAGTACATCTCCACCGACATCACCCTCTGACCGTGGTCGCCGAGATCCGCATCACGGGCGCGCAGCAACTCAAGGCGCTGGGGATCGAGATGCGGGCCGCCGGCGAGGAGGGCAAGGGTCTACGCCGCGAGCTGCTCAAGTCGATGCGCGTCGCGGGTGCGCCGCTCATCGGTGCGGCCAAGCGGTCGGCGCAGGATGTTCTGCCGAAGAAGGGTGGCCTGAACAACTTCATCGCGTCCTCGAACATCGGGGTCGCGAACAAGTTGACGGGCAATCGCGCCGGGACTCGGATCGTCGCGAAGAAGCCCGGCGGCAAGAAGGGCCACGACCTCGCGGCCTTCGATGACGGCCAGTTCAGGCACCCGGTGTACGGGAAGCGCGACAAGGACGAGGCCGGGCGTCACGTCGTGGTCTCCAAGGGCGGCGGGAAAGCGCCCTGGGTCCAGGAATCGTGCACGCCCGGCTGGTTCACGAAGCCGATGCTCGAATCCGCCCCCGCATTGCGGGCCGCGCTCCTCGCGGCCATGACCATCACCGAACGCAAGATCACGAAGGGCTGACAATGCCGGTACTTTTTGAGGGCGAGCCGTACCCGATCATCGCCCAGGACAAACTGACCCCGGGCGAGATTGACGCGGTCGAGCGCGCCACGGGACTGACGCTGCAGAAGATGCGCCGGATGGGCCAGACGTGCGTGTGCGAGCACGACTACACGCTCCACGCCCACAAGGACGCCGCGGGCGAGCAGGACGCCGAGGACACCTCCTGCACGGCGTGCGGGTGCCTCGAGCACGAGGGCGACCAGCCGTCGCGGGTCACCACGGCGTTCATCTGGGTCTCGATCCGCCGGGTGAAGGCGAACGTGACGTTCGCAAACGTGTCCGGCTCCGTCCTCGAGATGGAGGCCGACCCGGAGGACCCTACGCAGGCGCCACCCGAGGCGCTCCCCGTGGAGGGGTAACCAGCCTCAAGTCGGAGTATGCCGTACCGATCGCTTTCCATTTCGGGATTCGCCCGTGGGAGATCGACCTGCTCACCATTGATGAGTTCTACGCCTTCTGTGATGCCGTCAACGAATTACAGAAGGGCGATCCACAATGAGTACTCGCGAACTGGTTTTCGACATCTTCGCCGTGGACCGGGCGAGCAGGGTCTTCTCCAAGGTCGGCGCCGAGATGGAGGCGACCGGCGCGAAGTCCGAGACCGTCGGCAAGCGGTTCGAGAAGGGCATGGGGACGGCCTCGACCGTCGCCATCGGCCTCGGGGTCGCGTCGGTCGTCATGGCGTCGAAATTCGAGTCGGCGACGACGCGCCTCATCACGACCGCGGGTGAGTCGCCCAAGGCGATGAAGCTCGTGAGCGACGGCATGCTCGACATGGCGGGCAAGGTCGGCTACACGAGCGACCAGCTTGCCAAGGGCATGTACATCGTGGAGTCCGCTGGCATCCACGGGGCCAAGGCGCTCGACGTGCTCAAGGCGTCCGCTCAGGGCGCGAAGACCGAGAACGCGGAGCTCGGCACCGTCACGGATGCGGTCACGACGATCATGCGCGACTTCGGCACGAAGGCTGGCGACGCGGCGAACATCACCTCGACGCTGATCGGAGCGGTGTCTGTCGGCAAGACGAACTTCGAGGACCTCTCGGGCTCGATGTCCGCGGTCATGCCCCGGGCGGCGACCCTTCACCTCGGGTTCGCAGAGATCGCGGCCGACCTCGCGTCGATGACTGCGCACGGGATGTCCGCGCAGCAGTCGGCCGAGAACATGAACGACGCGCTCAAGCACCTCGCCGGTCCGACGCTCGCCCAGGCGAAGGCGATGTCTGACTTCGGCGTCCAGGCGCACGACGTTTCGCAGGGGCTCGGCAAGCGCGGCCTCGCGGGCACGATGCAGATGCTCTCCGACGCCGTCATGTCGAAGATGGGGCCGGCCGGGGCGCAACTCAAGACGGTCTTCAACCAGTCCAGTCTCGCGGCGCAGGATGCCACGAAGATGATGGGCGGGATGTCGCCGAAGCTCCAGGCGCTCGCCAAGGATTACGTCGCGGGCAAGACGACGGTCGCCGACTGGCGGAAGGAACTCAAGGGGCTCGATACCCCGTCCGCGAGCCTGCTCAAGCAGTGGGCAGCCCAGCAGGACGCATCGAAGGGCTTCTCGGCAACGCTCAAGTCCGGCGGGGACTCGGCCAAGACCTACTCGACCGCGCTCCAGGCGATGACCGGCGACCAGGCGTCGATGACGGTCGCAATGATGCTGTCGGGTGAGAACTCGAAGTTCGTGAACACGAACATCAAGACCGTCGCCGCGTCCACGAAAGAAGCGGACGGGTCGGTCAAGGGTTTCGCGATCCAGCAGGCGACATTGAACGGGAAGCTGGACGACACAAAGGGCGCGCTGACGTCCCTGTCGATCAAGATCGGCAACGACCTTCTCCCGGTCGCGAAGGACATGATCGACCAGACGGTCAAGTTCGTCGGCGTTCTCGAGCGCCACAAGACGGCGGTCGAGGTTGTCATCGGCGCACTTGTGGCCTACAAGGTCGCGACGATCGCCATCAAGGTCGCGCAGGTGATCTGGGCCACCACGACGGCGGTTCTCCTGGCGGCGAAGGAAGCGCAACTCGGGTTCGCGGCGGCTTCCTACGGGGCGGCCGGCGCGACCTATGCGACGACCGCGGCAGGCAAGGCCGGGGCCATCGTGGGCGCGCTCATGAACTCGACCGTCTGGACGGGCGTGGCCGCATGGGCCGCATCCACGACGGCGCAGGTCGCGAACGCCGAGGGCGGGATCCTCGCAAAGGCAGCCATCATCGGGACCTCGGTCGCGACGGGGGCGGCCACGGCTGCTCAGTGGCTCTGGAACGTGGCGCTCGATGCCAACCCGATCGGGCTCGTGATCATCGTCATCGTGGCGATCGTCGCAGCAATCGCGGCCATGGTTGTCGGCGTCATCTACGCCTACAAGCACTGCGAGAAGTTCCGGGACATCGTCAACGTGGGCTTCGGTCTGATGAAGATCTACGTTGAGGCATTCGCATTAGCCGCTGTCACGGCTTTCGGTTACGTGCTGAACGCGTTCCTCGATTTCGTGTCGGTGCTGATTCGTGGCGCCGCCTCCGCTTTCGGGTGGGTTCCCGGTCTCGGGCCGAAGTTGAAGACGGCAGCGAAGGCCGTCGACACGTTCAAGACCGATGCCAATACGGCGCTCAACAAGGTGAAGAACAACCTTGCCGTCAACATCAAGACGGACGCCGCAAAGGTGCAACTCGACGCGCTCAAGCTCTACGCGTCCAAGCCAATCTCGGTCGCGATCCTCTACAAGCCGGGCGCCGCTCCTAGCCCGCTGGCGCCGCCGGCGCACGCTACGGGCACGAGTTACGCACCTGGCGGCATGTCTCTCGTGGGCGAACGGGGGCCGGAATTCGTGAATATCCCGCGCGGGTCGCAGGTCATCACGGCAGACAGGACGGCCGGGATGCTCGGGAAGCAAGGTGCTGCCCTGCACATCGAGCACTACCACGCGGGCTCGGCTGGCCCGCAGGAGGTCGCGCAGGCGTTCATGTGGGAGTTGGCACGATGAGCGCGGATCTCCTGGACTGGCAGGTGCAGTTGGGCTCGCTGGTCATGGGCGCGGGGACTCCCTACGGGCTCAAGACACTGACGGGCTTGGACGAGCTGCCGGACATTCGGCCGATGGACTACCCGCGCGCGGCGTCGCACGGTGACTTCTCTGGTCTGGACACGGCTTCGGGTCGCACCATCGGCATGGAGTTCGACGTCACGGCCACTCCGGACGTGACGTTCGCGGATGCGAAGACTGCGCTGCGCTCGGTGATGGTTCCTTCCGGGCGCAGCACGGTCCCGTTCTGGTTCAAACTGCCGGACCGGCCGCTCCTGACTGCCAGCGTGAAGGTGCGCCGCCACCGACTCACGACGGACCTTTCGTATGCCTTCGGGCTCGCCTCGGCGGCGATGGAGTTGCGGGCGCCAGACCCGTTGCTCTACGGCCCGACCATCTCCCAGTCCACCGGCTTCCCCGCCCAGGTCGCCGGCCTGGGCTTCCCTCTCTTCACGGACCGCACGGTCCGCACGGGGATGCTCGACTACGGCGCCCGCTCCACCTCGGGCCGCCTCATCCTCACCAACGAGGGCACGGCCGAGGTGTGGCCGGTCTTCGAGGTCGCGGGCCCGGTCCCGGTCGAGGGCTTCGACATCGTCCGCACGGACACGGGCGACCGCATCCGTTTCGTCGGCGCGGTTCCGGTCGGATCTTCCCTCGTCATCGACTCAGCCTCGGGCACAGCGGTCATCGACGGCGACGCCGATCGCGGCGGGTCGCTCACGTATCGCCAGTGGTTCTCAGTCCCTCGCGAGGGCTCGATCGAGGTCGCTTTCGTTCCGCTCGGGACGCTCTCCGCAGCAACTCTGACGGCGTCTTGCGCGCCTGGATGGTGGTAGACAATGTCCCTGTTTAGAGGCTTGGGCGCATTCGATGACGGCACGGCCCTCGCGCCTGGCGTCGGCACTGCCCCGCTCGATGTCCGCAAGGACCTCGCCGGCCTGTTCGCTCCCACGGGCGGCATCGGCGTGCGCGCGGGCGTCCTCCCCGGTGGCGCGAACCCGCTCGTCTACGGCGCGGCGTCGATGACCTACTCCATCGGCGCGTTCCATGCCGTTGCGTCGCGCGGGTCGTCCGATGGTGCGCAGCTGTACGGGAACGACGGCGTCATCCTGATCGGCACCGCGGGCGTCGGCGACGTCATCCCTGCGCCGCCCGGTGCTGGCCTGTCCCGCATCGACATCATCTGGACGCGCCACCCCACGAACGCCGAGAACGCCGACACGTCCTCGGCCCCGCTGATCGGCGTCGCGTCCGGCACCGCGGCATCGGTCCCGGTCGCCCCGACGATCCCGGTCGGCTCGCTCGAACTCGCCCGGAACACGATGACGAGCACGGCCACGACGACGGCCAGCGCGGGCAACACGATCACGCAGACCTATCCCTACACGGCTCTGCGCGGCGCCCCGATCCACGTCCGCAACCTGACCGAGCGCACAGCGGTCGCCACCTACAACGGCATCGAGGTCTGGCGCCTCGACACGTTCATGCTCGAGCGCCACAACGGCACCACCTGGGTGAACTCGAACGAGAACAGTTCATTCTCAGGCTCCGGCGGCCCGCTCGCCGGCGCGTCCTACGACCCGTCCAAGCCGTTGAAGCACGTCTACGTGCGCGGCGCCACCACAACCGACTCGTCCGGCTTTGTCAGCGCCGCGACCCCGGCCGGATGCACCAGCGTCCTGTACGCCAGCCCGGTCATCGAGCTCACCGCGACCGGATCGAGCGCGGTCGTCCTGACTGTGCGACCCACCGAGACGACGATCGCTGCCGTCTACCTCAACGCCAGAAACTTGACCGGCAGCGGTGGCACGATGCCCGCTGGCACGCCCATCCGCTTCGGCCTCGAGATCGTCTACCAGATATGACGCGCGCCGTGCTCGTCGGCGAACTGCGCACGGGCCGGCGCATCGCGCAGATCCCCGTCTCGGACGTCGCCTGGTCGCAGATCCACCGCGGCACGGGCGACATCAGCGCGGACATCCCGCTCAACGCCGAGGAGTTCCGGGTGCTTGAGCGGAGCATCGTCGGCGGCATCTTCCCTGGCGCTGGCCTCTACCCGGGCGACACCACGTACCCCGAGGCGCAGTCCGTCGCGTGGACCCCGGGCGATGGTCTGCGGCCGGAGTTCCTCTCGGCCGTCGAGCCCGCGCGGTGCTTCATGGCAGTCGTCGAGGGTGACTCCATCTTGGAGGCGGGCCCGATCTGGGCGCACGACTTCGACGTCGCGAGCGGTGTGCTCAAAGTCAAGGCTGCCGGTCTGCGCTCGCTCTGGGACCACCGCCGCGTCATGGGCGTCATCTCGTCGGGCTATGCGGCATGGAGCGTCACCTACTCCGCGCTGTCCCTCGGCACGATCGCCAAGCGGCTCATCAACCTCGCCGTCTCGCACGCCGGCGGCGACTTGCCGATCGTCTTCCCGACCGAGGCCGGCGCGACGAACGACGACGACCACACCCGGACCTATTTGGGCTACGAGCTCGCAACGGTCGCCGAGCGACTGGACCAACTGATGGGAGTGCTCAACGGTCCGGATATCGCCTTCGAACCCCGCTTCACAGCCGACCGTCTGGGCATCGAGTGGGTGATGCGCGTCGGGACCGAGGCCGACCCGCTGCTGCACCAGGCGGGCGACGACTGGGTATGGGACTCGCGGGCCGTCAGGGGCGGCGTCTCCGGGCTGTCTGTCTCCCGGGATGCCACCGGCCTCGCCTCGCGCTCCTGGGCGACCGGTGCCGGTACCGACGTCGCGCTGCTCATGGCGCGATCGGACGAGACGGCACTGACGGACGCGGGATTCCCGCTGCTCGAGATCGCCGACGCACGCTCCACGGTCACCAGTCAGTCCCGGCTGAACGGTTGGGCGTCAGGCAACCTCGCCGTCAGCACGCGCCCGTGGATGACGTGGAGTGCCACCGTCCGGGCCGACATGTCACCGATGCTCGGCGACTACCGATGCGGGGACTTCGCCAAGGTCTGGACGCCGACCGATCACCCTTACCTGAGCCTCATGAATCCGTCCGGCTATGCCCGCGTGCGCATCATCGGGATCTCGGGCGGCATGGGCGACGACGTCAAGCTCACATTTGCCCCACTCATCGAGAGCAGGTAGCACGTGATCGACGCATGGTCTGGCCCGACCCCGGTCGCCCAGCAGACGCCGCACCGCGAGCAGGACGGCATCAAGAAGCTGTTCGGCATCATTCGCCAGATGCAGACCCAGATCCGCGAGTCGGCCTCGAACCTGCTCACCACGGCCGGGATTCACATCGCGCCGACCGGGATGACGATCGACACCGGGCTCACTGTGAGCGGGTCGATCGCATCGACTGGCAGCGCGGACTTCGCGGGGCCGACCACGATCGGTGGCACCCTCGACGTCGCCGGGGCCATGAGCGTCCTTGGCACGCTCTCGCTTCCCGCTGGCATCATCGGCAACGACGCGCTCGCGAGTCCGATCAGCGCGGACTCCGCGTCCGCATCTCAGACCAACTTCGCGGTCAGCACGGCCGACACGACCTATGCCGCAGGCTCCATCCCCGTCCCGGCCGGATTCACGCGGGCGCTGGTCTTCGTCGTCGCGAACGTCGGCGTGATCAATCCATCGCTGAACGTCGACTACATCTACGCCAAGGCCGTGATCAACGGGGTGGCGTCGCGCGAGATGTTCGCGCTCGCCGGATCGAACGGCGGCTCGGCGTCGATCGCCACAGCCAAGGCCGATCTCTTGACGGGCCTGGGTGGCGGCTCGATCTCGGTCTCGACCCAGGCACATTCCCAGGTCGGCCCTTGGTCCGCCAATGCATCCAACCGCGCCTACATGGAGGCGCTCGCAATCTTCCTGCGCTAGTGCGCGTCGACCCCGTCCTTGTCGGTGCTTGGCGCGGGCGGCGGGAGCGGGTTCGACGGCGTGCCGCTGAGCACGGAGCCTGCGGGCGGGATCGGCAGGTCACCCGCGGCGGGGGCAGGCGCGGGCGTAACGACCGGCGCGGGCTGCTCGACCACAGGCGCTGGCGCTGGCGCAGGCTCGGGAGCGGGTGCGGGCGTAACGACAGGCGCGGGCGCAGGCACGATCACAACGGGCTCCTTGGTCGGGACGGGCGACGGCGTCGGGGTCGGCACCACGACGGGCTCAACCGTAGCGGTCGCACTCGGCGACGGGTCCACAGCCTCGGGCGCGTCCTGCGCGTTCGCTACGACCGCAGCCGTGAAAAGCCCGGCCACCAGCAGCGCCGTAGCGCCAGCACCTACCACGAGCGACTTCTTCTCCATGCGCCGGAACGTTAGCGCTCGCCACCCACGGGCGCATCACGCGCTCGGATAGTTCACCCGACAGAACCGGACAGGAGGGGGCAACCAGTGACCGTGCCGACCCAAGGGCATGACTCAAGCGGGATCACGGTCGAGCGGCTGATCCTCAGCACGGTCGAGGCGATCCGCGAGGACATCAAGCGCTTCGTCACGAAGGAAGCGGCCGACGCGGAGACCAGACGCCTCAACGCCGAGCTCGCGCACCAGGCGCAGGACATCGCGGACGAGCGCACCGAGCGCAAGGAGTCCGAGGCGCGCACGGCCCAGTCGATCCGCTGGCTCTGGTCCGCAGTCATCATCCCCGTCGCGGGGCTCGTCGTCACCGTCTACCTCGCAACGAAGGGCTGATCATGCTCCGCAGAATCTGGTGGGCCGTCGTGGCCCTGCTCATGGCCGGGATCGGTGTCGGCCTCGCGGTCGGCCTCGCTCAGGTCCACGCCAACGCGACCGACCTCGCCGGGGCATGGACGGAGATCGGCCAGCTGCGCGACGGGCTCGACGTCGCGAACAAGCGCCTCAAGGCCGCCGACGAGAAGCCCGTCGCCGTCCCCGACGTCGTGACCGAGAAGCCCGCGGGCGCTCCGGAAGTCGTGCGCGGCATCGACGGGACGAACGGGACCAACGGCAAGGACGGCGCGATCGGCGCCACAGGCAAGACCGGCATGACCGGCTTCGGCATCACGGGCGGGCTCGGCGCGACCGGAGCGCTCGGCCCCATCGGCGCGACCGGCCTCGCAGGCATCGCGGGCGCTGACGGGTTGGCCGGCGCGGCTGGTGCTGACGGTGCTCCCGGTGCTCCCGGTGCCGACGGCGCTCCCGGGCGCGGGCTCACGTCCGTGGTCTGCCAGGACGACGGCTCGTGGCTCATCACCTACACCGACGACACGACGTCAACCTCTCCCGGCCCGTGCCGCATCACCCCGACCACCATCCCCGTACCGGAGGCGACACCATGAGCGACTGGCTCACCTACAACGGCTTGACCCGTCAGGACTTCGGCAAGCGCCTCGCCTGGTCCCGGGCCCCCGCAATCATCGTCCTGCACTCGACCGAGGGCGGCGGCTACCCCGGCTACTTCGGCGGCGGCGACGCCCCGCACTTCACCATCGACTGCCGGGGTCGGACGGCTCGCCAGCATGTCCCGCTCACCAGCGCGGCGCGTGCGCTCAAGGCGTCGGGCTTGGGGCACACCAACACGGGCGGCGCGGTCCAGATCGAGATCATCGGGACGTGCGCCGTCGGAGGCAAGCCGTCCGTGCTCGACCTCGACGACGCCGCGCTCGGCTACCTCGTCGGGCTGCTCAAGGCGATCGCGGCCGCGACGGGCATCCCGCTCACGACGTCGGTCACGTGGTCCGGATACCCAGCGTCCTACGGAGAGACGCCGCGCCGCCTCGGCTGGGCGGCATGGGCCGACTACCGAGGCGTGCTCGGACACCAGCACGTCCCGGGCAACGTCCACGGCGACCCCGGCTCACTCAACGTCTCGCGCCTGCTCACGCTCGCGCGCCCCGCACCCGCACCCACCCCCAAGCCCGTCACGAGAGATTGGTTCGACATGGCCACCGAGGCACAGCTCCAGAAGATCGTCGCCGACCAGATCAAGCACACCGACGACGCGGTGATCCAGCTGCGCCGCGCCGTGCTCACCGAGTCGGGCCCGGGCAGCGGCGAGTTCTCCACGTCGGGGCTCGAGCAGCGCATCGTGGCCGCAGTCGTCGCAGCACTCAAGCCGGCCGCCTGATGGCCGACCACGCCTCACTGTCCGCGCTGCCCTGGTGGCGCCGGCTCGCGCCCCTCGCCCGCCGCATCCTCACCACCGAGCCTGCGCTCGTGCACGCCGTCGTCGGGGCGCTCGTGATGGTCGGCCTCATCTGGGGGCCCGACTTCACCTCGCTCGGTGAGCAGATCAACAAGACGGCCGACATCGTCGCCGTCATCGTCCCGCTGCTCATCGGCTGGTGGACACGCGGCAAGGTCACGCCCGTCACGTCCCTGCCGATCATCCCCACGCAGAAGGTCGCGCAGTGGCTCGCCGACGCCGCGGCTGTGCGCGCGCCCGACGCCAAGGAGGACTAGCATGCCGACGCCGATCCGCTGGCAGAACGCTCCCGACCACACCACGCCCCTGACGGCCGACGCGCTCAACGGCTGGTCCGACGCCATCGCGGCCGACTCTGCCGCACAGTCGACGGCGGCAGCAGCATCTGCCGCCGCCGCTGCTGCTTCCGCTGCTGCTGCGGCAGCGAACGTCACAGACGTCACGGTCGCCCCGACCATCACTCAGCCGCTCACGAAGGCTGCACTGGTCGCCGCCTACGCCCTGCGCACCAACCTCGACGTGCGGGCGTTCGGCGCACTCGGCGACGGCACGACAGACGACACCGCCGCGATCCAAGCCGCAATCAACGCCGCATCGCCGGGCCAGGGCATCACCTTCCCTGCGACCGGCTCGGGTGCGTTCTTCAAGATCACCGACACCCTGACGATCACGACGCCCAGCCTGCGCCTCATCGGTCAGCCGCGCGATGCCTACTCGGTCTCGATCCGGTGCGCCGTCGCGAGCAAGACGATGCTGCTCGTCAAGGCGCCGGGCTTCGTCATCCAGGACCTCGGCATCTACGGCGACACCGCAAGCACGAACGGCGCCGGCGCGACCGTCACGGGCGTCGAGTCCTGGGGCGACCTCGACGGCAACTGCGACGCCGAGTTCCGGGGCGCCACCTTCCAGGGGCTCGCTGTCGGGCTGCGCACCCGCGGCCGGAACAACACCGTGGACGCCGGGTGCCTCGTGATGAACTGCCTCAAGGGCGTCATCATCGACGGCATCGACGCGACCTTCCATACCGGCCCGAACGCCACACAGAACCGCGGGAACACCGTCCGCAGCGCCCGATTCCACAACATCGGCAACGCCTCGACGGACGCCGCGATCGAGATCACCGCCGCCTCGAAGGTGCTCCACGCCACGATCAAGGACAACTTCTTCGACTCCAACGGGCTCGGCCGGCACGTGGTCGCCACTGGTACGGCCGCCGACCCCGTCAAGGGCTTGACGATGTCCGGCAACAAGCACTGCGAGGCACAGGCCAACGTCTACGACCTGACCTACGTGTCGAACGGGAAGATCACCGACTTCGACATCTACGGGTACACCCTCGGCGCCTTCGGGCACGGCATCGTCCTCGCGAACTGCGCCAATCTGCGCATCGGGTCGTTCACGATGCTCCAGATCGGCAAGTCCGGGATCGTCGCCACGTCGTGCAGTGGGATCAGGATCAACGACGGGACGATCAGTAACGTGGGGATCGACCCTGCGACCGTCGGCGACGTCCTGAACTTCAACTCCACGAACACCGGCATCCGCATCGACAACGTGGACGCCGACACCGCTGATGGGTTCTTCTTCACAGGGAACGCCGCGGCGTCCACGATGACGGACTGCAACTGGGTCTCGACCGCTGGGAACATCGACTCCACCACGGTCCTGAACTATGCCAGGCTCGGCTACAACACACGCGTGGACGCCAAGCGAGGACGGATCGAGGACGTCGGCTTCGCGCACTACGACTTCGTAGCAGCGACCGCCCGCACCATCGCGACCGTGTCCGCCGGCACCACGTTCGGGTCGCTCTACCTCATCATCGAGTTCACCGCGCGCGACTCGGTCTCGGGCGACTGCTACATCTTCGCTCAGCGAGTGATCCGCCCGGAAAACGGTGTGCACGTCATCACCGCCATCGGCACCGACGCGACCGCGAACGCGACCCTGACCATCACAGGCTCGGGCGCGCTCGGTGTGACGGTTGCGATCACCACGGCCACCGCGACGTTCGGCGGCGTGCGCATCCGGGCTGCTGATGGTGGCGCCGCCAGCTCGACGGGCTCCCGGCAGGTGTCCGTCAGCATGACTGCATCGCCCTGACCCTGCACCGCAACGAAGCGCCCCTCTCGCCTGATGGCGGGAGGGGCGCTTTTCGTTCGTTGGTCAGTCGGTGCGGGTCTCCCCGCGGCGGATGTTGTCGAGCTGGGCCCGACCGAGGCCGGTGTCCTCGGCGAGTTCCTTGTACGTGACGCCCTCCGCGAGGTACTTGCGGATCAGGTCGTCGCGCTTCTTCTTGGCCGCCTGAGTCTGGGCGACTTCTGCGACCGCCTCAATCAGGTCCGCGCGGTCCGTGGTGATTCAGCCTTCTCCTTGCCTTGATGCTGCGGCGGTTGTGCTGCCTTCTCCTGCGCCGTTCGAAGTCGATCCGGGAGAGCGAGTCGATCTGGTCGTCGAGCACGGCTGGTCCTGTCTGTGGGTGCTGCTCGGGTGCTGCTGTGTTCATCACGTTAGACACTCCGGGCGTGCATGTCCACCGAAGTGGACGCGGGTCTTGTGATTCACCCGGTCGGGGGAGTGGGGCTCTGTAGGCACCGCTGGCGGGCCATCTCGGCGCCGTTCTCCTGTAGGCACGCCTACAGCCTGCCTACAGTTTGAGCGTGGAGAACCTGTCAAAACCGCGTCCGCTCGCTGCCCCGAAATCGAGTCCGTGCGCAGGTCAGCGGCACATTTTGAGGGTCGGAGGGGACGGGTTCGATTCCCGTCTCCCGCACTTAGTTTTAGGTCTGTGACCTGCACAAACGCTCCGCTTCGGCTAAACTGGCACTCTGTGGCGACACATCCTGCCTACAGCCCGCATGGCGAACCGGAAGCAGAGCGATTCAGATGGCCTCTAGTCCCGTCTCCCCCTCACTCGTCGAGCGGCTGCCCTGATGGCCGCGACCCCGGTCCCCCACCGCCTCAAGGACGGGACGATCCACTGGCGGCAACCCTTCCGCCTGGTCCCCGGTGGCCGCGTCACGCACGAGACGTTCGACACCCGCGAGACCGCCGAGCAGTTCGGGCGCCTCGTCGACAAGATCGGCGGGGCCAAGGCGCGCGAGGTCCGCACCGCGTCCACGTCGTCAGCCGCCGACGTGCCCACCGTCGCCGAGCAGGTCGTGCGCCACATCAACGCGCTGTCCGGCTCCGAGCCCGGGACCATCAAGCAGTACCGCTCCTACGCCGCCGAGCTCGCCGGGACCGCACTCGGGGCCATGCCCATCGACATGGCCACCCGCGACGACGTCGCCGCCTGGATCCGGGACATGGACTCCGCGGCCAAGACCATCAAGAACAAGCAGAGCCTCGTCAGCGCGGCCCTCGCCCGAGCAGTCGACGACGAGCAGCTCTCGCGCAACGTCGCACACAAGCACAAGATCCCCCGGACCGAAACCGAGGAGATGACGTTCCTCACCCCGGACGAGTTCATGATCATCCTCAACCGTGCCCGCGTCCGGGGCCCGAACCCCTGCCACTACTGGCCGTTCCTCATCACCCTGTTCGGCACGGGCATGCGGTTCTCCGAGGCGACCGCGCTACGCGTCTCAGACGTGCACCTCAAGGCGCGCACCCCGAGCATCACCGTCACCCGCGCATGGAAGCGACCAGGCGAAGGGAAGCCCGCGCGCATCGGTCCGACCAAGACCGACCGCGGCAAGCGGACGATCTCCCTGCCGCCCGAGGTCATCGAAGCGCTGCGCCCGGTCATCGCCGGTCGCAAGGGGTCCGAGTTGGTATTCACCACGACGCAGGGCCTACGACTCCAGGAGCGGGCGCTCTACAAGCGGTGGGTGACCTGGATCGCGGACGAGCGATACGACGGCCGCCGGCACGTGTGGGTGCCCGTAGAGCCTGCCCTTGGGAAGCGGCCCAGTATCCATGCGCTGCGCCACTCGCACGCGTCATGGATGCTCGCGCGTGGGTGCACCCTGTTCCGGTTGCAGTACCGGCTCGGGCACGAGTCGATCAAGACGACCTCGGACCGGTACAGCCACCAGCAGCCCGACGCGGGACGCCTCGACGCGATCGACGCGGCATGGGACGTGCCAGACGAGCCGGGCCCGTTGCAGATCGGCGCCTAGGCGTCCTCGTCGCGCAGCATCCCGAGGTGGGCCAGGTACTCCCTCAGCGCTTCCCGCACGACGTCCGTGACTGTGACACCCCGGGCGGTCGCGAGTTCCTTGAGCGGCTCCGTCAGCTCGTCGCCCAGGCGGAACGAGGACGCCGGGGTCCTGGGCTGATTGGGCACGTCCCCAACGTTATCCGTCGTGTCATACACGGGAAGACCGTTCCGCTCGTTTTGTCAAGGTGTCATACACCCATGGTGCCGGTAATGCTAGTCCGGGTGTATGACACCTGACAACAGGTAGGTGTATGACACCTACGCTTCGCGGCCACCCGCGATGATCCGCAGCTCCGCGGTATTCGGCCGTCGCTCCGGGTCGTCATGGCGCCGGCCGCCGACACGAGCCGCGGCCTCCTCGCGTTCCAGGCGCCGACCTTCCTCGAGCACGTCCTCGGTGTGCCGCGTCCGGTGCCAGATCACGAGACAGACGACCGAGATGCCGGACCCCGACCACATCGCGCGATACAGGAGCGCCCACGACGTCACGGCGCCATCTCCCGCGATCGTCTCGATGATCGCCAGCGTGGTCGCCGTTGACCACACC